TTACCACCCCACCTCGCGCCATGCGCTTGGCCTTGGTTTCACCAGCCTTAGACAGAGCAATAGCCACCGCTTGGTTCTGCGGATACCCTTCGTCACGCAACTTACTAATGTTGCTACTGATCGTTTTCTGGCTCTTGCCCTTCTTTAAAGGCATCTTAGCACCCCATGAAGTCCGTGCCCTTAATGGCCGCACCCGCGCCGCGCATCTTCATCTTGCGCATCTTGTCGCCAGCCATAGGAGCTTTCTTCAGCTTACCTACCATCTCAGGCTTTGGCGCGTCTTTAGGCGCAGAGCCGTTCACTTTTACTTTGCGATTCTTCATTGTGGAGTTCCTCCGTTGTTACGCTGCTTGAGCAGCTCGCGTTCCATAGCAGACTGAATGCGAGCCTGCGTCTGACGTTCCTGTGAAGCCAAACGTTGCTGGAACTGATTCGACCGCATCTGCTGGTTCTGTGCGTCCAACTGTACTTTGGCTTGGTCGATCTGGTTGTCGGCCTGATCCGATTGTGCCTTTTGCTGCAACTCGGCTTCCTTGAGCTGAACAAGTGGGTCCGGGGCCCCCGCGCCAGACAGTTGCTGCGACAATTCGCGAACCTGTTGTAGACCTTCCGCAACAAACTGAGCCGTCATCTGCTCCATTTGCAACATTTGTTCGTCGTCGGCAGGCTGACCGCCTTGTTGCTGAACCATCTGCAAATATTGCTGCGCCGCTTGCTCGCGAGCCGCAATCTGAACATGCTCCATAACGTGTTTCTGCAAGTTGATCGCCACCGGAGGCATCTGACCAACCATCGGCGTCGCCCCAAAAGTAAGGTGTGCCATGATATGCGCTCGGTGGTTCTGACCCTCAAACGCCGTCAACGGCAACTGATCCAAGGCGTTGATGTTCTCTTGCGCAGGATCAAGCGGCTCTGGGATTTCCGCAGGCGTCGCCTTCATCAAACGATCCACATCGCTCACACCCAAAGCCTCATACATGTCACGGAATACCTCGTGCATGTTGTGTATCTCTGGTGCTTGGGCCGCGAGCTGTAGTTTGGTTTGCGCGAGCATAATCCGCTGCGACTGGCTGAATACATTCGGATTGCTGACCGGAATTACATCCACGCGGTCATCAAAGTCCTGCGCCATAATCGTTTGATCGCCGCCCGGAACCGAATACGGATACTCCTGCGGCAAGCTCTCCGACATCACGCGAGCTAGGATTTTGAACTCCTGACGCAGCGCATAATGCAGGCGCTTATGTACGGCGCTCATGACCCGCGAGCCTTGCTCCATCATCGCAATAGTCGTGCCAACAGCAGCCTGCTGGTTACCGTCACCGACCTTCAAGTCAGTAATGGTCGCGAACCGCTGACCGGCCTGCACGACAAAGCCAAGCAGGTTAAACAGCGTCTGGTCCGGACCCTTAAACGGCAGTGGCAAGAGGCTATCCCGAATAGCCCCACCCGGTGCGTCCACATCGCGGAACTCACCCGGCTGCAACGGATCATCGTCGTCCCTGATCCGTAGTCCGCGGGCCTTGAAGCCCGCTGGGAGGTTGGACAACGTACCCGCGTCGATCAACTGTCGCAGTGCCGCCGTGGCGGTACGGGAAAGCCCGCCAATCGTGTGGATCAAGCCCAGACCGTAGAAACCAAAGCCCGGAAGGAACTTAAAGTGGGTGAAGTAAGCGATTTTCTTCTTCATCTCGTCTTCTTCGCGGTAGTTCCGACGAATAGACAAGATTTGCCCATTATCCAGCGACATCGTGACAATGTAGGGAACGCGAATGCCCGTTGGCTCACCCTCGTCATCTACATCTTCGTAACCCTCAAGGTCCAAATCAACGTGGCACTCAAGGATTGTGCAGTCATAATCAATCTGCGAAGGCTCAACACCGTCAATACGATCAATCGCAGCTTCGACTTCGTTCAGCTCTTTCTGTGCAGGAATGACTTCAACGTCCAAATACATGCCCGAAAGCTGGCGCTTGCGTAGGTCATTCAGCGACATCCGCACAACTTGCGTAATATTAGGACATGTTTCGAGGTCCGCGGTCTCATACGGAACAATCAAGTTCTCCGCAGGGACAAACCTCGATACCGCTCGACCGAGCGTGTCATCGTAGTACGTTTTCTTGAAAGTAGAACCCGCCAGAGGCAGATAGAACAGCATCTGGTCCATATCTGGCGTATATTCTTCCATCACATTCGTGATGTAGTAGTTCATGAAGGTCTTAACGCGCTGTGCCTGCGCTACCTTCGCGTTGGTTTCGGAACCCATCACCATAGTGCGGACAGGCCCCGAAGGCGGTAAAAGCTCATTAAATGCTTGAGCTTGGAATTGTGTGGCCGCTTCGGCCAATAACGGGTGCGTTACGCCAGTCGCGCCGCGGAAAGGCTGCGTCCGCTCTTCATAAGTAAAGCCCAGAAGCTCCAGACCATCCTTGTAAGCATCTTCCCATTCCTGACGGCTCGCCTTGTTGGCGTCATACTCGTCCAATAACTCGCCAGCAACCCGTGCCAGCTCGCGATCCGGCATCTCTTCTGCCAAGTTCGCATAAAAATCTTCGTTCGTACCGCGCTGGTCCTGCGGCTCAAAATCAATCTCAACACCACCGTCCTCAGTGGGGTTAATCCCAATCTCGCCAACACCCGAAGCGTCAATCATTGCGGTGACGTCGTTATCACCCTGCGGAAGCTCAATCTCCAACTCCGCTCGCAACTCGTCCTCGTTGAGCTGAGACGGAACCATCGTATCCATCAAGCTGCTTTTGTATCCGTTACGTGGTTCTGCCATCTAACTCTCCCTGATACGACTACTGATAATTCCGGTACTTGCGCGGCGATATGCCAAGTACCTGTCGCGTCGTATCGAAATACCCCCGCTCGTTGCGGGGGAAGTAAACATCGGGCCCCGTCTCCGGGGAAACAAAGTTCCGTGGGGCGCGGGGCTGGTCTGGCGCTGGAGTAAACTGCTGCTCCGGCGTCCGGCCCATAATCACATCTAACTGACGGAAAATCTCAGCGTCAACCATTTGCGTCAATTGCTGCGGCGTAGCGTTAATACCCGCCTTCATGAAAATCTGACGGCCTACAGCGTTGTTCCGCTGATCCATCGCAACATCCCGCGCATTCTGACCCCCCAGCGGCCATGGCGCAAAACGATCCAAAAACTCATTAAACGTGCCCGCACTCTCAGCCGTGTCGACGCCATACTCCTGCGCCATCATCGCAGAACCCAACATGTGCGCACGAGCATCCTCTAACTCAGGATACGTCGGCATATCATGACGCGGTCGCGCCATCCGCACACTCTCAGGCTCGCTACCCGTCGGAATAACCATCTGTCCCGTCTCCTGATCGAAAACAGCCGGATAGTTATACTCATCAACCAACGTCTCCATAAAGCTCGGGTCCGAACCATAAAGAGCCTCGGTCCGCGAACCGCCGATACGGGCACTCTGACGAAGACCCTCCGTCGGATCACCACCAGTCAGCTTGTCGTACAAAACAGTCATCATGCCCTCTTCTTCGGGCATCTCTTCCTGAATTTCCTGCGGCATGTAATCTAAATAGGCGGGGTCAGAACCGGGAGCCGTGGTCTGCAAGTCAATAAGCGTAACGTCACCGCCATCCTGCATGTAACGAACAGGATCGTGACCGGCTGCACCTAAATTAACCGCAGACTTGTACATCTAGCCACCTTTCTGGTTTAATAATACACTCGCACTTTAGCAGAGTTTTGTTCATCTTCCCAGTCATCAGTTGGGAGCTGGACAAAATTTCCTTGCCTATATCGCATAAGCGCCTGCGTCATACTATCAACCAAGTCATCATGTTCCCCATTCGGGAACGCCGCAACTTCTTCAATCAATTCATCCGCCCACGTCTCGTCGGGGGCCCAGACCATCCCAGCCTCAAACAAGGGCGAAACACTATGTACTCGTGACACCTTATCGTTGCCACGGCTCGGAGTAAAGTTCACAACGGGTATCCCCATGCTCCGCAATTCATGCGTCAAAGGCATACCACTCGCCTTCGCCTCAACAATTACCGTGTCCGGCTCCCAAAATTTGTACAAATCCAAGGCGACCTGCTTCAACTCCGGGAAATCCCAGCGCCCCTTCTTACTATCCAAAAGTATCAAATTAGGACCCGAACCACCCTCATTAGGATAAAATACACCCCACGTCGTTATCGCACTGTAGTCCGCAGTCTCCCGCTTCGAAAACGCCGTATCGTAACTCTGGATCACATATTCTAACTGAGGGACCCGCTCGCGCTCCCAACAACGCCACCACTCACGCTTAATAATCGCGTTCTCTTCACCCGTGGGATTTTGCTGATACTGCGCGTTCCACTTACTCGGAGGAATAGATGCGCGGACCGCGGTCAAATCCTCCAAACTCCAAAACTCCGGCCAGCACGGAGTCCCATCATCAAAAATCGCAGGCAACTCCACAACTTCCCATTGATCCGCTAACGGGTCTTTAGCCATCGCCTTCAATAACTGACCCGTCATGTCCTTCTCAGACCACCGAGTCTGAACCAAAACAATCGAACCACCCGGCTGCAAACGCTGACGAGGACCACCCGTGTACCAATCCCACGCATCCTCAAAACCACTGCTCGACATCGCAGTCTGCTCCGAGTGCGGGTCATCGATAATCACCAAATCACCACCGCGACCAGCCAAGTTAGAACCAACACCAACAGCGTAATACATCCCGCCCTTGTTCGTGTCCCAGCGACCACTCGCCTTACTATCCGCCGCAAGCCTCACCTCCGGGAAAATCTCCTTGAACTCGTCGCTCTCAATCAAATTCTTCGTCTTACGGCCAAAGTTAACCGCCAACTCAGTCGTGTGCGTCGCCTGAATGATCTTCTTCTTCGGATCACGGCCCATGAACCACGCAGGGAACAAATAGGACGCAAATTCAGACTTCGTGTGCCTCGGCGCCATGTTGATAACCAGACGCTTCAACTCACCACGGGCCACGCGTTCAAGCTTTTCGGCAATGATTTTGTGATGACGGCCCGCGATGAAATCAGGCCAAACTGTTTTCACGAAAGTTAAAAAATCTTTTTGGCACTTCTCGTTCTTTTCGATCTGCGCGAGCCGCAGTTCAAGCTTCAGTTTTTTCTCTTCTAAGGCTGGATTTGACGCTGCACTCATAGGGGTCCCTAGCTAACTTTTCATACGCAGTTTTTCGATGTTTCACGTGAAACATAGCACTAAATGTATGCGATTTTAACCGCAAATATAAGACAGTTAAAGCTCGTTCAAAAAATCACGTAATTATTTGCGAGAAACATGGCCCTAGCCACCGTGACCGGAGCGCGGGGGCGGGCGCCGCGGCGGGCAAATTTTGGCCGTCTTCCCCTGCTTTTTGACCCGATATCCGGGGGACCCTGCGCGGTTTTCTCGGCCTGCGGCTGGGCGATCCGGCGGCCTGCGGCCCGGCGACCCGGCGGCCAGCGGCCCGGCGATCCGGCGGCCTGCGGCCCGGCGACCCGGCGGCCTGCGGCTGGGCGATCCGGCGGCCTGCGGCTGGGCGACCCGGCGGCCTGCGGCTGGGCGATCCGGCGGCCTGC